CACATTGGTCAAAACATTAAATGCTGGAACGGGGGCGTAAGTAGATGGCTAAACTAACAGTAAACATCGGAACAAGCGCAAACGACAGAACGGGTGATAACCTACGCACAGCGTTTAACAAGATTAATCAAAACTTTGATGAGTTATATACTGAACTAGGATTAGATGATGCAAGTTTAAATCTAGGAGCATTTGAATTTACGGGTAGTGTAATGACTACCACTGACTCCAGTGCAATCACTATTGATCAGGCTGTAACAGTATCAAGCGATCTAACGGTAGGCGGTGATGTTGTTCCAAGCACTGACCTAGGCAGCAGTTTAGGATCAGCAACAAAGAGATTCAAGGATCTATACATCAGCAACAACACAATTTTCCTAGGCAATACTTCACTGGGTGTTAGCTCAGGCGGTGATCTTACTGTAGGCGGTGCTAGTGTTTCATCAGTAATTGATTATAACGATATACAGAATAAACCTACACTGTTTGATGGTGCATACAGTTCATTAACAGGCAAACCGACCATTCCAGCAGACGTTGGAGACTTAACTGACACAGGTGGATTATTAGGTGCAGGTGGTATTGCACTAACAGATCTTTCAGTTGGTGCGGAAGCATCAGCAAGTGGCGATGGTGGTATTGCATACGATAATTCTACAGGTGTGTTCACATACACTCCACCAGACCTAAGTGGTTATCAAACTACACTAGTATCAGGAACCAGCATTAAGACCGTTAACGGAACTTCATTACTTGGCTCTGGTGATGTTACTATATCAGCCAGTGGAGCAGACTTATCAGCAGTTGATGAGAACTATGCTCCAGATACTGATAACGCATACGATTTAGGTATTGCGGCAGGCAATTTCCTAAGAACAGGTTATTTCAAAACCAGCGTGGTAATTGGAACTGGCCAATTTGCAAGCGCAACTTTAACTTATAATAGTGATGGACAATTACAATCCAGTGCAGGAATAAACACTTCCGCATTGTATTCAAGTTCTTATATGTCCATTGAACCAAAATACGGTGGACTTATTTTCTGGATGGACGGCGATGCAGGTGGCGGAACACTAGGTTATTCAGCCAACAATGGTTCTAATGAAATGACTTGGTCGGGTGATATGTATTCAAACGGTCCAACGTATCAATTAGACAACGATCAAGCAAACCTACAGATTGGTGCTGAAGTTACCAAAACAATCTCAGGCGTTACACTGGGTGCAACAACCAGTTTGAATTTTAGCGATCCATATTACGCTAATCCTAACTCAACGGTTACGATTACGGGTGTTGTGGGAACAACTGAATTAAACAATCAAACATATTACATGAACAGTTCAAATGAATTGTTTACAGATGCGGCACTAACAACACCACTTAACAGTTCAGCATTCACAGCATATGTGTCAGGTGGAACGGCAGTGGTTGCTCCAAGAGCAACAGCAAGTTTACCCGTGCTACACAGTGCTCCAACAACACCTAAGAGTGGTATGATGGCAGTGGCTGATGGAACCAACTGGAACCCAACAGGAACAGGCACAGAAACCATGGTTGTTTATCTAGGCGGTGCTTGGAGAACAATAGCAAATGCATAAGGTTAAATACAGTATATAGGAAAGCAAAATGGCAGATTTACAAACAATTAATGTAGGAAACTTAGTAAACGACGGTTTAGGTGATGACCTAAGAACTGCGTTCTTAAAAGTTAATGCTAACTTTGCTGAACTTAATGCAGGACTAACAATTACTGCATCCAACACAGGAACTGGATCATCCGTGTTTAAGGAAAAAGTAAACAACGATTTACGATTTAAATCACTGGTCGGTGGAACGAAGATACTAATAACTGAAGGTAATGATAGTATCGATATTGCCAGCACACAACCTGATGCGTTTATCAAGATAGATACAGACAGCGGAAGTGTTGAAGCAAGTTCACATGAACAGATTACGATGCAGGGAATCTCTGCACCGTTGTCAGAGACTGGTATAAAGGATATTGAAGTTACAACATTAGGTAGTTCAGTAAACTTTAAAACAATTATTCCTGTAACTGAATACCTTACAACATATGATTTTGGTTCAATTAACGGAACATATGCTAATGCTATACAATTAGCCATGCAGGCAGCAAACATTGATTTCGGAACACTAACTTATTCATCGGATATTGATTTAGACTGTGGCGGTCTAACTTAGGAGGTAACTTTATGGCAGTGACATGGATAACGCCAGTAGGAAACCTCGGAACGCTAGAAGAAAGAATAATCACAAGCATTCCATTACAGGCAACTACCGACACTAACAATTCTATTACATACACACTGATAGCGGGAAATCTTCCGAGAGGTATGCTAATTCAAGGAAATGAAATTAAAGGTTCTCCTGCTGAAGTAACTAAATTTACAGAATCAAGATTTGTTATAAGAGCCTACGACGGTGAAGATGAGAAAGACAGAACTTTTAAAATAGGTGTCGACGGTGCAGACTTTCCTGAATGGATTACCGAGGAAGGATTTTTAAATGTAGGAGCAGGCGAATCATACTTTGTTCTTGATGATGCACAGGTTGATTTTCAACTACAGGCTACAGATCCTGATGCTATTGCAGGAGAAAATTTAGAATACTATGTTGTTCCAAATAGTGGAATACTTCCTTATGGTCTTACACTTTCCAAGACTGGTAGAATAAGTGGGTTTACACAGTCCATTCCTGCAATTGATTACGCAACTGTTGTAACCGGAGCATATGATACCCATTCTTTTGATACTGTTCCATTAGACATCGCTAAGAATAACAGCCTAGGGTTTGACTCTTATTTTTATGATAATCAAACCTTTGATTATGGTGAGCAAGGAATTGTTCCAAAAAAATTAAGTAGAGTGTATACATTCGGAGTTGCGGTTACTGACGGACTAAACGCCATAAACAGAATTTTTAAAATTTATGTTGTATCCGAAGAATTCCTAAGAGCTGATAACACACTGGTGCAGGTTGATACAAATCTATTCCAAGCAGACAACACAAGTGATAGAGTTCCTCTTTGGGTGACTGATTCATATTTAGGAAGATGGAGAGCAAATAACTATGTTACCCTTTTTCTAGAAGTTTATGACCCACCAACACTTTCTGGAACAATAAGTTACTTTTTTGTTGATCAGAATCCAGACGGATCTACAAGCCAATTGCCTCCAGGATTAACGCTAGATACAATATCCGGCGAACTGGCTGGAAAGGTTCCATATCAGGCCGCAGTTACCAAACAATATCAATTTACATTAAAGGCAGTTAACTTTCCAAGATCTGCTGCTGATGACAATTACACACTAGTAGGTGATTGGAGTTCGACTAGAATCTATCGAGTAAATGAAGCAGTAAGATTTGGTGGATTTATATATGTCTGTATACAAGATAACATTTATCAAATTCCAGATGCAGCCGATTCAGCATATTGGAATCTTGGTGTAGGAACAGTTGATAAGACATTTACTGTTGACATAATCGGTGAAATAGAAAGTGCAATTAGTTGGATCAGTGACAGTAACTTAGGAACCATAAAACCAAATCAACCCAGTCGACTGTTTGTCGAAGCAAACAGTTTATTATATGGTGGGAGATTAAGTTATGAACTAACTTCAGGTGAATTACCTCCCGGATTAGAATTTTTACCCAACGGAATAATAAAAGGAAAAGTTACGCAGTTTGCAGATGACGATCAAGAAGGATTAACAAGATTTTTCGATAGAGATAGTAGTAATGTAGATTCTTCTGGAACATTTAGTTTTAATACAACCTTCGACGATGATGTCACCAGTTACGATAAAGAGTTTACATTTACCGTTATGGCTAAAGACGGTGCAAATTTTGCTGAACTAGAAAAAACATTTACAGTTAAGGTAATAGCAGACACACAAAAAACATTCTCTAACTTATATATGAAAGCATTTCAAACCAAAGAAAAAAGATTAAATTGGTTTAATTTTATAACTGATGCTACTATTTTTGTTCCTGATGATATCTATAGATACGGCGATGACAATTTCGGAGTCCAGACAGAAATAAAGACTTTGGTATTCGGCGGTATTGAAAGCAAGACAGCAGTAGAATTTATTCAGGCAATGAGCAGGAATCATTATAATAAAAGATTTACGTTTGGAGATCTTAAAACTGCACAGGCAAAGGATTTAGAAACACAAGAAACTATCTATGAAGTGATATATGTAGAAATTATAGATGAATTTGAAAAATCAGGCAAGAGTATATCTTCTACGGTAGAACTAAAGGATAATATCAACAGCAAAGTGCTAACAAGTTTTGATAATATCACTATCGATAGTGACATTCCATTTGCCAGCGATAGTGATCTACAGAGAGTATTCCCTAATTCCGTTAAAAATATGAGATCTAGAATTAGAGAAATTGGCGAAAGAGACAGAGAATTCTTACCATTATGGATGAGAAGCATACAGGAAACTGCAACTTTTGAACTTGGATATACCAAGGCAATGGTTCTGTGTTATGCAAAACCAGGAAGGGCTGATAGCATATTGGCTAAAATAAGAGCCAGTAATTTTGATTTTAAGACTATTAATTTTGTTGCAGATAGATATGTTATTGATATTGTGGAAGGACAGATACAAGATACATACCTACAGTTTCCACAGGACAGAATAACAAAACACACAGATTCTGCACCAAAACCAGATCAAAATGACAAGGATAGTGGCTTCAGAGTAGCCGCAAGTGGATTCTAAACAAATCTAGTATGATAAATATATACTGAATACAACGGAGATAATGACGTGGCAAGATCGAATAACAGTTTAATTAACTATCTAAGCATTAATGAAAACTTCCCAGTTGCTGGGCAGGATAATGACACACAGGTTTTTAGAGACAATTCCGACACAATCAAAACAAGTCTAAGAAATGCCAAGGACGAACTAACAGATATCCTCTCCAATGCCGCGTTTAAGGATGAAGATAATGACTTTGAGTTGAATAATATTCGTAGAGCAGTTTTACTTAACAATAGAGTTGGAAAATTTGATTACGGTGATCCATTTACAACTAATCGAACTATCGAGTATCCAAACGGTAATTATCAAATAGCAAGGGTCGGCGGTGATATTGCTGTAGACTTTAGTCTTTTTCCAGGAGACACGGCATACACATCGGAAACAACTCCGATTGGTATGGGTAAGGTAACTTTAGAATTGTATAGCGATGGTTCTACAAGAACACTAAGTTTTCTTACTTCGGGCGGGACTGTAATTAAGTCTAGTGGATTTCCAGGATACGCATCAGGTTCTCCTGTATTAACACTCACATCAAACACTGATCCTGTGTTTATTGAAGTATGGAGACACAGTGCTGATGTAATCTATATGAGATATATCGGCGCATTTGCATAATGTTTCATCCGTTCCAGGAAGACCCAAAAGAACTCACTGATACTGAATTAACTCAGAAAATATCCGAATTGAGCAAAAAATATACCCAAGCCGCACGTTTAGGCCAAGGTCAACTGTTGACACAACTCCAAACATTTGTTACAATATATAGAGATGAATTACGCAGAAGAGCAATGCAACCTATGAAAACAAATGATCAAGATAAGGATTTGGATCAACTAATCAATGTCGACTGAAATAGATAAAATAACCAAAAGTATCCTAAAATATGGTCCGGATATTCTGGAGCACTGTGTCATTGCGGATAATGTTGACAACTATTTAAATAGGTTAGAAGCAGAATTCTTAAACTATCCAAAACCCAAAAAGACAGTAGATTCAACTAATTGGTTTATGCCTAATAATTATAAGGAAATGGATATTAAAAAATATGTGCTGGATTTGTGTAAAACTCAAGAAGAATTGGATCGGGTTAACATAGAACTAGTAGAATACGAAAAAAGAAATTTAATTATGCTGTTAAAGCAAATGAAATACATAGTAGATACGCTAAGAAAACATAATATCGTTTGGGGTGTGGGTAGAGGATCTAGTGTAGCCAGTTATGTTCTCCACTTATTAGGGGTCCATAAGATAGATTCTATTAAATATGACATACCACTAAACGAATTCTTTAAAGGAGAAAACAATGGGTAAGACACACAGAAGCATGCGAGGTAAAGAAATTGACATGGAAAAACTTAACCTACGCAATGAAACTCTTCCTGCTGTAGGAAATATGAAAGTCAACGCTCGTGGCGATGAAATTGGTAAGGGCGGAAAAGTAATAAGAACAAGAGAAGAAGTTCTTAAGGATTACTATAAGGACAATCCTAGAGCACTTGAAGAAGAATTAGTAAGCAGAAATAAAAAAAGTTAAAGGTGATTAATGATTAAAGGTAAGGTAAGACCAATCCATGCCGATGTATTAGTATGCGATATGCATTTCGGCGAAATGAAAACAGCCAGTGGCTTATACATTCCATCCGACGATGCTAAGGCACATGGCGTTAAGCCACGTTGGGCAAAAGTATATGCCAAGGGTCCAGAGAATAATGATCCTTACAATGTAGGTGATTGGATCCTTATTGAGCATGGACGTTGGACTCGTAAGATAGAAATTGAAGACGAAAACAACGACAAGATCGAACTACAAAAAGTAGAAGTAGAATCAATACTCGCCTGGCAAACCGAAGTGCCAGATGTTAACTATATGGCACAGGAATACAACGATGGTGCAACAGCAACCTTCGATCCTGGTATGTTTATTAACAACTAATAAGAGTATTGTGTTTCAGGACACAATCTAAACGTTAGCGCCTTTCTAGGACCCTTAGTGGTATTAATGGATACCTCCCCTGATTTTGGATGAAACTCGATCTTTGTGATACGAGCTTTTTCATTATTTTGTCCGACAAGAATTTCTTGTCCTACTTCTAGGTTTAGTGAAATATTCTTAATCATAGGATTCTCCTTTTGCATAACGATTGTTATAAAAATATTTACCAGATCTCTTGACAACGATTAACTGCTAGTATATAATATAGTATACATTAGAGGAGTTTAAATTGTCAGTAGATCTAAACAAATATCAGGATTTCGTAAAACAGGTCACATCAAGTGAATCACTATCAAGCATGCAGATGTATAACCGCATGATCGATATCGAAACCGTAGAATCAAAACTAAAAGTAAACATGGCACTGCTAATGACAGGTGCCATTGGCATTGCGTCAGAAGGAGGCGAGTTTGCAGAAATTGTTAAAAAATGTGTATTCCAAGGTAAACCTATGGATGATGAAACTCAGTTTCATATTAAACGAGAACTTGGCGATATTATTTGGTATTGGATTAATAGTTGCACTGCAATGGGTATAGATCCAAACGAAGTTATTGCTGAGAATGTGAATAAGCTCAAGTCTCGATATCCGGGCGGAGAGTTTGATGTGCATTACAGCGAGAATAGGAAGGACGGAGATCTCTAAGAAAAAGCCAGATATGGTAACGGATAAGGCTAATTCTTTACCTTATCCGACCAACGTGGGTGCGCCGGCATTTACCATTCCTGACGTCCTAAAGCACAAGAATGAGCGTGGTGTTAATGCCACGCACCTTTTGGAAACCAAGTTCGAAGATCTAAAACGGAAATATTTTGAACTAGTAGAACTTGCAAATGACACTGAACTAGTGTATAATGCAAAGTATGCTTTTATTCCTGTTGTGGGTAAAACGTATCATCTATACGTGGGTAGTGATGATAAACTATTCTTAAGCATAATTGAACCCGAAAGGGTCAATTGGGAAAGCAAGGGAAGTTTTAAACTTACAGCAGACAGCACATGGGAGAGAGTATGAGAATAGGATTTACTGCATCAGCATTTGATTTATTCCATAGCGGGCATGTTGCCATGCTAAAGGAAGCACGAGCAAATTGTGACTACATGATTGTTGGATTGCAGACTGATCCTACAATAGATCGACCAGAAAAGAACAGCCCAATACAAAGCGTGTTTGAAAGATACGTGCAATTGGAAGGTTGCAAATACATTGATGAAATCATTCCTTATGCTACTGAACAGGACTTATTGGACATTTTTCTAACCTACAAGATCGATGTTCGTTTTATTGGTGAAGAATATAAGTCAAAAGACTATACTGGTAAGCAATTATGTCTTGACAAGGACATAGAAATCTACTATAATAGTAGACAACACTCTTTTAGCACGAGTGGTTTACGTAAAAGGATAAGTGAGGCAAAATGAAAGAATTATGGGTAGAAAAGTATCGTCCTAAGAGTTTAGACGGTTACGTCTTTAGAGACGATCATCAACGCAAACAGGCGCAGAGTTGGATTAAGGAAAAGTCCATTCCTCACTTGTTATTCAGTGGTAGTGCTGGTATTGGTAAGACTACAATGGCAAAAATTCTCATCAATGAACTGGAAATTCCAGACTATGATGTGCTAGAGATTAACGCATCTCGGACAAACTCTGTAGATGAAGTAAGAAATAAAATTACGAACTTTGTTCAAATGATTCCATTTGGACCATTCAAGGTAGTATTACTAGATGAGGCTGATTATCTTAGTCCGAACGCTCAAGCGGCGTTGCGTGGAGTTATGGAAGAGTATCACAGCACTGCTCGTTTTATTCTTACTTGTAATTATCCTAACAGAATTATTCCTGCTATCCACTCAAGGTGCCAAGGGTTCCATATTGCAAAAGTTGACCAAACAGAGTTTACAGCCCGTGTGGCTGAAATCCTCATCACTGAAGGAGTGACTCCGGACTTAGACACACTTGACACTTATGTAAAAGCAACTTATCCAGATCTGCGTAAATGCATTAATATGGTGCAACAGAATGTAAGTGATAATGTATTGCATGCGCCATCTCAGGGAGATGAAGGAACTGCTGACTGGAAACTTGAAATGGTTGAACTATTCAAGGCAGGAAAAATTACGGAAGCAAGGCAATTGCTATGCGGAAAACTAAAAGCAGAAGAGATGGAAGAAGTCTATCGTTGGCTTTATGATAATCTTTCTATATTTGGAGAGGAAGAAAAACAGGATACAGCCGTGTTAATTATTAAACAGGGCTTGGTTGATCACACATTAGTTGCTGATCCAGAAATTAATCTAGCGGCGGTATTAATTAAACTTGCAAGGCTGTAGTGAAGATAAGATACTACAGCGATATAGACGGATGGCGTTGGTTAGGGTTTATACTAGCAATGGTAAGTGCCTTCACACTAAGTGGTGGCAATCCAGATGTGCAGTGGCTAGGCTGGGCAGTTGCATTGATATCCTGTAGTATATGGATATGGATGGGAATTAAAGATAAGGATACACCAAGAGCGTTAATGGAACTAATGTATTTGTTATTAGCAATCAGAGGTGTATGGAATTGGATAGGAGTATAGAATGGCACATCTAGTAGACGATAAATGTATAATGTGTAAACACACCACTTGTGTTTCAGTATGTCCTGTGGATTGTTTCTACGAAGGACCTAATATGTTAGTGATCAATCCTGACGAATGTATTGACTGTGGAGTGTGCATTCCGGAATGCCCAGAGGAAGCAATTTATCAGACAGACGATGTTAATGATAAATGGTGGAAACACAATGAATACTTTTCTACCACCGGTGGATGGCCCAATATCACTGACGAGAAAGATCCAATGCCTGAATACGAACAGTATTCAAAAAGTTCCGAAGATAAGACTAAACTATTTAAGGCAAAGTAGTGGGGGCCTCTGCCCCCACTGTTTGTTATTCGTCTCCGTAGATTTCTAGTATTTCTTTAACCGCTTCGTGCCTTTCGATGTCCTGTTTAGAAAAGCGGCATATGTCCACATACTGATGGTTACTAAAGTTGTTATACAACTCGAGGAACTGAAGCAACCCATTATTGCTAGGCCTGTCTGCCTGTTGCAAATCTCCGGTTACCACCATCTTTGATCCTTCACCTAACCTTGTCAAAAGCATTTTCATCTGACTCGGTGTTGCGTTTTGCATTTCATCTGCGATAATCACAGAGTTTTTAAAAGTTCTACCTCGCATATATGCAAGTGGTGCTACTTCTACAACTCCCTCCCTTACTTGTCTTTCAATTTCTGCTTGGCAAAAATTGTCAGAAAAAACGTCAAAAATAGGTCGAGTCCATGGTGCCATTTTCTCATTTAGATCACCTGGTAAAAATCCATGTTGCTCGTCTACTGAAACAGCAGGTCTAGTAATAACAATCTTGTCACATAATTTATCCTTGAATTCATTAATTGCCCATTGAACAGCAATCATTGTTTTGCCAGTTCCTGCTGGACCTATGGCAAATACAATGTTTTTGTTCGCTTCATCTAGTTTTCTAAGATAAATTTCTTGGCTGAAGTTCTTAGGGGTAATATGTATTCTTTTTGATTTATGTGTGTTGATGTTTACTATGTTGTTATACGCTGCGTTTTGACCCGCGTGGGCCTTGTGTTTTCTTTTCATATTAAGGATTGTCCTCCGTGTTTGAAAAAGTCCAGACACAGTGCCTTAATAAATCCAACAATGTAAAAAGTCCGTATCCGAACATACTATTATTTAAGTTCAACAGCAGAAAATAATAGCGTAACATAAAGAAAACGATAAATACATTAGGAGACTAATATGGCCAGCATAAAAGACGTTATAGCAAATATAGAACAGATTTATGGTTCTAACAACAGTTTAAACCTTCTAAAGGACTTTGAGCGTGTGGTAGATGAATTAGATCTATACGTGTTTGAAAATTGGATGGACGGCGAATTAGCCGCAGGACCCAAGGAAGATAGATATTTTATAGAATGCACATTTATGTGGCCCAAGGATAAAATGCCTGAACCAGCAGGTGGTAAGCGTTTGTTAGAATACGGATGCAAGGTAGCCTATGCTGAAACGGCAATGGCAAAAGTAAGAAGGATTAAAACACCAGACGACATACGTCCGGGAACAAGAAAAGGCAAGATTGATTATGATCAAGTATGGATGGTTAAAATTAAGATGCCTAAGCGTTTGATGAAAAATATTGATCGAGGTTATACTAACTTAGACAAGAACAAGGTTCAGGATATTCTTGCATCAAACACAGCAATGAAGCAACCAGAACCAGCCGAAGAACAAGCAGCACAAGGAACACCAAATGAACAAGAATAATACAATTTTAAATGAAGGACTTCGTGCTAATGATCTAGAAGATTTAGTTTATCCGATTTTTGAAGTGGACACATTTAAATCAAAAATGGGCGAAGATCCCGATGTGTGTGTTATTACATTCCAGGCTAAGGATAGATATCCTGCAAAGGACTTTATGGAGTTTGTCGAAAAAGGTTATCCATTTGTTCTTGATGCAGATGTTAGTGCTGGAGAAAACAAAGATGGTGAATATTCTATATTCGTCGAAATGGAAAGAACTTCAAAATTAATTGAAAACATCAAAGAACTATTATTCGGAGTTGGAAAAATTACAGGTATCAATGATTGGGAGTTTTCATACTATAAGTCTAAGGATAAGAAAGACGCCACAACTGAAAATTTAAAAAAGAGTATTCCAACATCATCTAAGATATATGAACAGACCATGCAGCGTTTTAGAACAGACGAAGTAAAGAGTTTCTTTAGTAAGACTCTAATGGATGACCTAACATTGGAAGGTAACATCATTACAATCTATAAACCATTTAATAATGAATTCAAGTTTGAATTGGTGCAAGAGGGAGATGGAAAATTAATTGAGGGATTAGTAGATGCTCCAAGTATAGACGAGGAGGCAGTAGCAGAAACGTTCTGGCTTACAAAAATTATGGGAGACTATAACATCACTAAAGTAGGCGACGGATATGTTTTTACTAATGAAAACAAAACTATGATTTTAAAGAGGATATAATCAATGGCTAGCGAAAACTACGATAAGTGTTTAGAAACTATTCTACATCACGAAGGTGGATATGTAAACCATCCAAAAGATCCAGGTGGTGAAACTAATCTAGGTGTTACAAAAAGAGTTTACGAAGAATGGGGTGGAACTAAGGATATGAAAGATCTTTTAGTTGAGGACGTTGCACCCATCTACAGAAAGAATTACTGGGACAGAATGAAGTGCGATGATATTCCTGCAGGTTTAGATTTGTGCGTATTCGACTTTGGTGTTAATGCAGGAACAGGGCGTTCAGCAAAATATTTGCAAACAATGATTGGCACAGTTGCTGACGGTGGCATTGGTCCTAACACTCTCAAGGCACTAGATGCATATGTTGATGCAAACGGTGTTGAGGGTGCAATCAAATCATTCCAAGAAGCACGCCAAGGGTATTATGAATCATTAAGCACCTTTGAAACTTTTGGTAGAGGATGGACTCGCAGAGTTGACGAAACTACTGAACTTGCTATATCAATGATCTAATGACCAAGATTTGCCAAAATTGCGGTAGAGAACACGAAGGTAAGTTAATAGAAACATTTACCGATGGTGATAACAAGCCTGTGGAAATAGTTGTCTGCGAACAGCACAGATACAAAACTATGACAAAGGAAGAGTTTTGGCATTTGCACGTTTAGTTCAGATATCTGTATCCAGATATTTCTAATCTATAAATATTTTCATGGATAGAATCTGCGTAGTAGGCGGAGGAACGGCTGGTTGGATAGCGGCTGGATACTTTGCTGCAAAAAAATACAAAGTTACCCTTATCGAAAGTAGTGATACTGGTATAGTAGGAGTTGGTGAAAGCACGGTTCCTGCAATAAATTGGCTAGCAGGCGAACTTGGTCTATCAGAAGATGAGTGGATGCCATTAGCCAATGCAACATACAAACTCGGTATTAAACACGAAGACTGGAGAAAAAATAAACAACCTTGGTGGCACTGGTTCCTTTACGACAGACGCAAACACCATACTCAAATGAAACACATCGAAGACGGAACACTTCCTCCTTTTGATTTGTTGGAATACGGTTATCACATTGATGCATACAAATTTGGTGAGACAATTTGTAAAGAATCAGCACTTAAAAACAATTGCGAACATATCATAGATCATATAGAAGATATAAAAACACAAGATGATAAAGTTCTATCTCTACACACAAAGAGTGGTAGGATGATCACAGCAGATTTTTTTATTGATTGTAGTGGGTTTAGGAAATTGCTTGCAGAAAAAATAGGAATGAAATATAAATCATATCCCGAACTAATTAATAACAGTGCTGTCGCGTCGAGCGTGTTTGGGTTAGATACCTCAGAAAGAGTGACTACGACCAAAGCAAGATCTGCAGGCTGGATATGGCACATACCTTTACAAAACCGACATGGGTGCGGGTATGTCTATAGTGATAAGTTCATTAACAAAGATCAAGCAACTGAAGAATTCTTGAAGGAGTATCCTTCCGTAAACAAAGATGAAGTAAGACACTTTAAATTTAATCCTGAAGTATGCACTGAATCTATTAAGGGCAACGTTGCTGTTGCAGGACTCAGTGGCGGATTTATAGAACCTCTCGAAGGAACTAGTGTTTTTCTTTCATTTTTTATGGTTAGACAGGCCTATAAATATGTGATAGGGGAGCGTAGTGCTAAAGTTCTAAACAGAAATGCAGTCAGAATTTTCGACGAAACAAAAAATTTCGTGCTTTGTCATTACACCTTAAGTGATCGCGATGATACAGAATATTGGAAATATTACAATAATCTTGAGCAAAATCTAAACACTAAAGACCATGCTGTTGAAAAATCTCAAAGATCTGACTATGGAAAATGGGTTGAGGGTCGATTGTTTTCGGAATATAGTTGGTATTCTCTTGCAGATTATTTTGTATAAATACATATATGTTTAGTTCAATTAGAATTGCTATGATACTTGTCCTACTTGCTGCGGCAGGAGGTGGTATCTTATACGTTAAAAAATTACAGAGTGATTTAGAAACGGCAAGAGCAAATGTAGCCAAGATGGAGATTGCTGTTCAAACTAGTGAAGCAAGCCTTAAACTTGAAAGAGCAGAAACCGTTAGACTTGGAGAACTAAACAACCAATTAAGTTCTGATTTACAAAAGGCAGAGCAGTATGGAGATGAACTTCGTGCTACTTTACAGAAACATAATTTAACACACCTGGCAAATAAAAAGCCAGGTTTAATTGAAAAGAGGATGCAAAATGCGACCAATAAACTTTGGGACGATCTTGAGTCTATTACTGATCCTAACGCTGACAGCGGGGTGCAGTCTACTGAGACCGGAACCACAGATTCAAGTAGTAACTAATACCGTAAAAACTACAGTTCCTATTGTTGCTCATCCAAAAGCAGTTCAATTGAATGATGTTAAAATCTATGTAGTTTCAAAAGAAAACTATGACGAATTTGTAAAAGAGTTTGAATCTAAAAACGGTGCTGATGCTTATATTGCTATCAGTGTTAAGGACTATGAAAATTTAGCACTTAACTTTTCTGAACTAAGACGTTACATAGAACAACAGAAACAAATTATTGTATATTACGAAAATGCTGTTAAGCCGGAAGACAAAACGGATAAAGCAAAATAAATACTGTATATTAAGGAGCGTGTGCAATGGCAGATGATAAAATTATAGTTCCAGCAGACAAGGATACTGCTTCAAAAAAAGTATCTGTCGAATTGGAAGTTGATACAAGCGTAAAGGACCTAGGTCCTAACCCATATGCTAAATTAATCCATTTAGCAAAAGCCGTGGATAGTTGGAGAATTTTTCCACGTGTATTCATTACCACATATATTATCTTACTTTACAAGTGTGTAATTTGGTATATGGAATTACCAAACCCAACAATGGAACAATCCGGTTTGATTAGTATTGTAGTTGGTGCTGGTGCGGCTTGGTTTGGACTATACACAGGTTCAAGCAAGAAACTAGACAAGTAAAAATTTTCTGCACCACGCAAACTAGATTAAATACTAAAGGATTGCTTAAGGAGGATCCTTTATTATTATGGATTACTATTCTACATTAGGTGTTAATAAAAACGCCAGCCAGGATGAAATAAAGAAAGCATATAAAAAGATGAGTATGCAGCACCATCCTGATCGCACAGGCGGTGACGATTCCAAATTTAAAGAAATAAACGAAGCCTACCAAACACTTAACGATCCCCAAAAGAAACAGATGTATGATCAGTTTGGAACTGCTGATCCGAGACAACGCCAATATAACTCACAAAATTTTGAATTTAATTTTAACGGTTCCCCGTTTAGTGGAGGCATGGATGATATTTTTGAACAAATGTTTGGGGGAGGATCGCCGTTTGGAAACAGACAAAGGAGTAACAGACCGATTCAAGTTGCAGTTGATGTAACTCTCGAAGATGTTTTGAATGGTAAAACTATAGGAATGGAAATTGCTTTACCAACAGGCAGAACAAAGGTAGTAACCGTAGATGTTCCTTCGGGGGTTGAACACGGACAAACAATAAGATATCGAGGAATGGGAGAGCAAAATAATCCAAACTTACCGGCTGGTGATTTATTAATACAGATTCGCGTTCGCAATCATCCATCATTCCAGAGGTTTGGTGATAATATACTATGTGAAACAAAAGTTAGTGCATGGGATTTAATGTTAGGATCAAAAACTCTAGTAAAAACTTTGGACGGAAAGAATATAGAAATTAATATTCCTGCTGGCACACAACCAGATACTGTATTAAGTTGCAAGGGAGAAGGGCTTCCTAACATGAGAAATAAAGTTAGGGGGAATCTGCAAATAAAAATAAAAGCAGAAATACCAAGATACAATGAACAACAAAGACAACAAATAAAGAACCTAAAAGATGGAATATAAATTAGACATAGATTATAAGTTAGGGTTACACGAAGCACTCAACCAAGCAAGCGATGTTTGGGATTTTAACAAGGAAAAATACGATCCTGAAAAATTAGAGTGGGATATGTGTAACTTTATGATTAATAATAAAGGTATTGGGTTAGCAGCCAATCAAATTGATCTGAAGAAAAGAGTGTTTGTTATGGGCAGCACAGACTTGCCTAATTTTCCCAAACCGTTTGCACTTTTTAATCCTACAATACTAGAAGCGAGTAAGGAAAGAGTATTAGATACTGAAGGCTGTTTAAGTTTTCCAGGGCTGTTATTAAAGGTATCAAGACCTGCATGGATTGTAGGGCAATGGCAAAACTCAAAAGGTGAAACTAAGGAAGGCAAAATACAGGGTTACTTAGCCAAATGCTTTCAACACGAATTTGATCACCTAAATGGTGTTTGTTTTGTTGACAGAGTAGGTAAGTTGAAGTTACAATTAGCAATGAAGAAATTAAATAAATTGAGGAAAAAAATAAGAAATGATTGAACCAAGTCAGCAGTTACAAAATATTTTTGATAGTTCCGTAGAAATATCTAAAAGTTTTAAGCATAGATTAATTACATTAGAGCATTTGCTTTTTGCGATCATGTCTGATAAGGAAGCCTACGAAGGATTAAAAGCCTACGGTGCCGATGTTGACTATATTAAATCTAATCTAGAACACTATCTAAAAAACAATTTAAATGATATTATAATCGAGGAAAAGGTTCTACCAAAGAAAACAAATTCAGTTGAGCGTGTATTAAATAGATGCTTTACACAGGTTTTGTTTAGCGGAAGAAATCAAATGGAAACTGCTGATGTTATTATCAGCATACTCAACGAAAAGAATTCATTTGCATTTTATTTTCTTACAAAAGGTGGAATACTAAAAGATAAGTTTGTTCAACACTTCCAAAAACACATAGTAACAGAAGATGATTTCTTTGAAAATGGTGGAGACACTGTGTTATCTAACGACCAAGTAGATAAAATTATTGATCAGTTCTGCACAAATCTTTCGCTCAAGGCAAAACAAAAATCATTAGATCCTGTTATTGGCAGAGAAACAGAATTAGAAGACATTACACTTGTATTAGCAAGACGACAAAAATCAAATGTATTAATGGTAGGCGATCCAGGAGTGGGTAAAACTGCTATTGCTGAAGGTCTTGCTCGTAAGATTTTTGAAAAGAAAGTTCCTAAGTTTATTCAGGATCATTCTGTTTATAGTTTAGATATTGGAGCTCTAGTTGCTGGTTCTAAATATAGAGGTGATTTTGAAGAAAGAATAAAAGCAGTTCTTGTATCGTTAGAACGCAAGGGCAAGATTATATTATTCATAGACGAAGCACACATGATGAGCGGTGCAGGTGCAGGTGGAGGATCACAAAGTTCTAATGATTTAGCAAACATGTTAAAACCAGCTCTAGCCAAAGGCGGTATGAAAGTTATTGCTTCAACTACCTGGGAAGAATATCGCAAATACTTTGAAAAGGATCGTGCGTTGATGCGACGATTCCAACGTGTTACACTGGATGAGCCAACTCCAGAACTAACTGTTAAAATTATTAAGGGTCTTAAAAAATACTACGAAAAATTCCATAACGTTGCTATTACTAACGAAGCCATTGAACAGTCTGTTAAATTGTCAGTCAAATACATGGCCGATAAGAAACTACCAGATAAAGCCATTGATGTTATTGACTGTGCATCTGCACGTTATAAATTAAATGACGATCCTGTTGAAGACGGTATTCGACAAATAGTTGATGTGGAACAGGTAACATACGAATTATCAAAAATGATCGGCATGCCATTAGAGACCGTTGCACAAAAGGAAAGCAAGAATCTAGCAGGGTTAGAAGATTCGATGAAGTCCGCAGTATTTGGTCAAGATGATGCTGTTGATACATTGTTGGATAAGATATTTGTTGCACAAGCAGGATTAAAATCTCCAGATAAGCCTATTGGTAGTTTTCTGTTCCTAGGCCCAACAGGGTGTGGTAAAACTGAAACTGCAAAACAACTTGCAGATAAAATGGGTATGCATCTAATTAGATTTGATATGAGTGAATATCAAGAGAAACATTCTGTGGCAAGATTGATTGGTGCTCCTCCAGGGTATGTAGGTTTTGATGAAAATGCTGGTCAACTTATTACTAAATTACAGGAAAATCCGAACGCAATTTTATTATTAGATGAAATAGAAAAAGCACATCCGGATGTTTCAAATATTTTATTACAATTTATGGATAATGGATTTGTTACAGGATCTAATGGTAAACAAGCAGATGGTCGTAACAGTATTCTTATTATGACATCAAATCTAGGGGCTGCTGATAACGAACGCAATAGTATTGGATTTGATGATTTAGAAAAAACTGATGAAGACGATAAAGCAGTTAAAAACTTCTTTCCTCCAGAGTTTAGAAATAGATTAGATGGTATTATTAAATTTAGTAAACTGTCTAAGCATGTTGTTAAGTCGATTGTAACTAAGTTTATTGACGAATTAAATTCACAACTTAATGACAAGAATATTGTAATTAAGGCTGATGAAAATACTGTTGATTGGTTAGCGTCCAAAGGCTACAGCAAGAAGATGGGTGCAAGACCATTAGGCAGAATCATCGATAATAAAATTAAAACTCCGTTAAGTAAGAGAGTATTATTTGGTGATCTTGTAGATGGCGGGATTGTAAACATTTTTATCAAGGATGACGAACCAGACTTTGAAGTAACTCCTGCACCGAAGCCAACTCCAAAAGAGTTAAAGAGGCAGGCAAAGCAAGAAGCCAGAGAGGAAAAATTGCTAAATGAAGAAGTTACCGACAGCCAAGAAAACTAAGAAAAAGTTTTATAACAAGTATATCTACAAAGTTTCTTTAGAGATACCTGGAATAAGCGGACTTCGCTATTATGATCTGCATAAGTTTATAGAAATTTGTCAGACACAAGAGTTAGTATCCTCTCCGGATCTTACATGGAAAGATAGAGTTATGAATCAAATGATATCAAACAAGCATGTCTGGATGAAACTTATCCCTTATCTTAACGGTGTTGAAAAAGGAACATACTTTAAAAGACTAGAAGGCGATCATATCGATTTATATACAAACGATAAAGCATTTTACCAAGGTGTGTGTAATAAGTTTAGTGAATTTGTAAGGCTTAGATTCCAACCCCCTAAGGGCATGGAAACCCAAATGCTTGAAGAAGAAAAAAAGATATTCGTAAAAAAATTACCGCATGATAATTACGAGTATCGCGCATATCTACATCCCCACAAGATAGCGCATGACGATAAACAACTATTGGTTAACTGGTTATCAAATCAAAAACCCAAGATTACATTTACAAGTTCAATTAAAAAGTGGTTAATAAATACTGATCAAAATTGGGATCGTAGATACATCTATATTGACAATGAACAAACTCTGCTCATGATAAAACTACGCAGTCCTAGCCTATTGGGCCAAGTTTTCAAATACGAATTAATACGATAAATACAGTATGATCAACGAAAGCAAAACACTATTAGAAAACCTTAATACGGTCACTACTTCAGCACAATACACTGAAAAGAAAATAGGCGGCGGGTATTATAAGAATGGTGATGGTGTTCATACAGTATACACCATAGTGAATGCTTTTCTAGGTGATATCACTATACAAGGAACACTGGAACAGTATCCAAGCACAGACGACACGGACTGGGTAGATGTAACTACATTCGCAGGCGATAGCACTCTATACAACCAACCTAATAATGACGACAGCGTTGATTATGACTTTTCCAACACGTTTACGGGCAAATTTGTGTGGATAAGAGCGAAATACGAACTACAAAACGGCACCATTCGCGAAATTCGTTATAATTATTAATCTTGCTTTTAACGCTAAATACAGTATAAATCTATAAGGGTTAATACTATGCGTGATCTATTGGACAAACTACAATTATTAGAAGGCTTCATGCCCAAAGAGATAGAAGGCGAAACTGAATTTGAATTCACTGGAGATGACGGTGAAACAGCGTTTGGAACACTATACTATAAAGCAGAAGTTAAGCAAAGCGATGAACACGGTTACTATGCTGAAGTTGATCCTAAATCACTGAGAGGCGAGTCAGAATATGAAGGTAATGCTAAAGTTGATGACGAATTTGCCACAATTTTAGTTCAACCTGACGGACCAGATCACGAAGCAGCAATGGATGCAGCATTCGACGATGCAATGGATCTAATTAAAAATTCAGACACAGATATTCCGCAAGAAAGCATTGATGATTCCGACGAACAAACATTTGAAGGTGAGGAGTTCTACGAGTATTATGGATACCTGCCTTGGCACGAAGATATTGTAGACGAAGCAGAATACAGAGGACGTAAAGTAAAACTTGGCAAGCCTATGCAAGGTGATGTTAAGAAGTTTAAAGTATATGTCCGTGATCCAAAGACTAAAAATGTAAAGAAAGTAAACTTTGGTGATCCTAACATGCGCATCAAGAAGTCAAACCCTAAGCGTAGAAAATCATTCCGTGCTAGACACAATTGTGATAATCCAGGTCCACGCACTAAAGCAAGATACTGGTCATGTAGGAAATGGTAAAATGTTATTAAAAGAATTATTCTCACCTATAGGCGCACCTAAAGAAAACGATGATGTTAATTGGCTTGAAGATTTAAAATTCTTCATGGACAATGACAATGAAGTTTTATCTAATGTTATGTTTCCTGCAATAAAGAAACACACAAATTATAAAGGTCACCCGGACGCATATAAAATTTACATCAAACCAATACAAACCTGCAAAGAAATGTATTGTAGCAAATATGGTATTGAAGAACCGGGAGAAAAGTTTTCCAAGGAAACACTGATCAACATGGCGAGAAAGATTGCCGGTGAACAGGAAAAATACATAGAGCGTGGTGACTATGAAGATTAGAGAACTATTCGAAGCAGATACTGACAAGCATGTAACCTTCTGTTTCGGAAGGTTTAATCCTCCAACGCTAGGACACAAGGAAGTATTCAAGACCATGGATGCACAGGGTGGAGATATGAAAATTTTCACTACAATGAGCCAGGATGCAAAAAAGAATCCTTTAGACTATGCTACCAAGATAGATTTCATAAGAAAGATACATCCTGATTATGCAGACAATGTAGTTGAGGACACAAGCCTTAACACCATTACCAAGGTAGCACAATACCTCAATGAACAGAATTATACACACGCTACATTTGTTGGTGGTGATGATAGAAAGAATTTATACGATCAATTGGTTGCATACAATGGCAAGACCGAGGGCAAGAAAGGACCAATTGAGAACGCATACAAATTTGAAACACTAGAATTTGTAAGTGCAGGCGCAAGAGAGGATGGCGCGGAAGGTGTTGAGGGCATTAGCGGAACACAGGCTAGAGAGGATGCTGCCAACAACGATATTAAAAAATTCACACAGCACACGGGTGCGGGTGAGCATGCGGAGGAATTATTCGCTGCTGTAAGAAAAGGAATGGGGTTATCAGATGAACAACCAGAAGACGATCAAGGCTAGAGATCCTAACTGGAGAGACATGGAAGCACTGCGCAAGAGTGGTGCTGCCGGATCACATCGTGATAAGAAAAAAGAACAAAAACTAGGTAAAGTCAAACACAAGGGGAAAACAATGGACGAATCTATCTACACAAATCCACAAGGAGGCGAACTTGCCCGCATGGGAAGGATCCTTATGGACAAATCAGTAACGGTTAAGGACGATGCACTATCAAACGTGCTGGGAAGACTTGGCGATGAACTAACACGCTATGGCGAAGCAGGTGGTGCAAGAAGCATTGACGAACTCTCCAAGAAGGTTAGACTCAGCAAGGAACAGATCATGAAACTTCTTAAGTGGGCACAGGGCCAGGAAGATACTTCATTGCAGAAAGTCAAGGATCCAGATCCCAAGCCTGATGATGAGGACGACAAGGAAGAATCATACGCTGCCGAGAATACCCCTATCGGACACACTGATGATGAACGCAACATGATCCGCAAGGAACTTTACCAAATGGCTACCTATGCTAAAGAAATGTTCCAAATGTTGGAAGACCTACCCGCTGATAGTGATTTCCCCCACTGGTGGCAGGCAAAGGTTGTTAAGAGCCTATCAATGATTAGCAAGGCCAAGCACTACTTAGAAAATGAAATCAACGTTCCGGATGTGGGCGGTGATAGAACTGAAGAAGGTGTTGAGGAAGCAGATATCTTAGATAAACTTAAAACAGATATCAAACAGGGTTGGGGCGCAACAAAAGCACAATTCAAGGATCCCTTCAACATGAATGCTGCCAAGGACTACTTGGACAAGGAAGATGCAAAGGAATTAAAGACGGACCTACAGGACGCTGGCTATGATGAAAAGCAGATTAAGATGGCCTATGGTATCCTAAACGATCCTCGCTACAAGCAGGGCAACATGTCAGGCGCACTAAAGGCAATTGAAAAGGTTGCTCCGGGCATGAGTGAAGAGCCTGCAATACAGAATGCCATTAAGGCAACACAGGAAGATATTGACACTAACGAAGCAGTATGCTCTGAATGTGGCAAGGCTAGATTCGTAGCAATGCCTGAAGAAATCCAAAAGCAGTATGAAAGCGTTAACGAAGAAAAGCAAAAGGGTGTTGATGGCAAGGTATGCTGGAAGGGCTACAAGCGCATGGGCACTAAAAAGAAGGGCGGCAAGACTGTAGACAACTGTGTTAAGATGTAATGGAGATAGAAGAGTTAAAAAGACTTGCAGGCATATATGAACGTCACGGCTGGAAACAGTATGACGGACCCAATCTATCGATCACGGGCACGGAAAAACAATATCTAGAAAAGAAGCACGACATACAACCAGGAACCCCTGAATGGTTTAAGTTGTGGTTCGCACTACCAAAACTAACAGGTGAGAAACCCATAGGATGAGAGCATATCAGTTCATATCAGAAAAGGCAGTAAGCAAGAAGCAACAGCAGTTCTTTGGCATTGCCAGAGCAATGCAAAAGGGAGACATTCCCAAGAGTGGTGCTGCTGGCGAAGTTGCCAAGGATATGAAAAAGAGTGATGTAAAGGACTTTGCTAAAACCAAACATAAAGGCTTACCCGCAAAAAAGAAAACCAACGAAGGTGCAGAAATAACCGTATACACAGATCCTTCCTATCAGGGTGCCACGCTTGATGACAAATACTGGAATTCAAAATCTTCACAACAAATAGACTTTGATAAACTGGAACCATTTGAGCCAGCAGATAAAATGAAGGGTAAAAAATCTGCAGACAATATGAAGAAGTTTGCGGATAAAATCAAAGCAGGCGAAAAAGTAAAACCAATCATAGTAACACCAAAAGACGGCAAGTATCTTATACTGGACGGACATCATAGATACTTTGCTGCAAGAATAGCAAAAGTAGATAGCATGGAAGCAGTTGTTGTTCCAGAAAAGCATGTAACATTTACAGACGAAGTTCCAGATGAAAGCGAACAACACAAGCAGGAGTATCACGGTGAAGAAGCAGCAGGTGTTGGTATTGTAACAAAACAAAATGCTACCGCAGACGTTCCTGTAGGTGGCGAGTATATGAACGTTAAGAAATTATTCCCTAAAAAGAAAAAGAAAAAAGAAAGCATAGCCTATGAAGATATGTTTCAAGGGCTTAACCCTAAATCAGAAATTTATGTAGATATGGACGGTGTCCTAGCAGACTTCTTTGGCGAGTGGAAGAAGTTGGTTGGCAAGGACTGGAGAGAAATTGGCAAGGACGAAATAGAGCCTGCACTTAAAAAGATTAGAGATGAGGATGACTTTTGGTTAAACATTCCTCTTACTTCAAACGCAAAGAAACTGCTTGGTATTATTAAACAAGTAAAAGGCGATTACAAGATTCTAAGTTCTCCACTAGCAGATGATCCTAATTCGGAACCACATAAGCGTGAGTGGATTGAAAAGAACCTAGACTTCTTTCCACCAACTGAAGTCATCATAACCAAGGATAAGGCGAAGTATGCAACAAACTCCACCGGCACACCTAATATCCTTATAGACGATTATGGTGTTAACATTGCAGCGTGGGAAAGTGCCGGAGGCATAGGGTTCAAGCACAAGGATCACAAGTTTGAAAGGACTGCTAAAAAACTAAAGGCAGAGATAGAAGAAAGTTTCCAACACCTAATGAGAGAATATATTGCGGAAGG